CCCGAAGGGTGGCACCTTTCCAATATTTGCCCCACTTTGTGTTCAAAGTTATACTGAACTTGAGAATACTAACTCAAAGGAGGTATCTATCATGAAGCACTTTCTCAGTGGTTTCGCCACCTGTGCGGTTATTTGCTCGTTAATGTTTGTTGGTTCATCGGCTCTGCCCGCAATCCAAGCAGAAATAACTAGCCTTCAGAAAAAAGGATACCTATAAGGCACTAAGCGGCTCTCTTGTTTAACCACTAAAGAGAGCCGCAAATGCCATCCTTTCCTCTACTGTGTCGCCATACACATCATCACTCTTGGAATTTCCTTCACCTTCTTCGCCATCAGAGAACCCCAAGTTAGGAGTTCGCTTCACATCAATGTGTAAACCCAATCGTCGCATAATAGCTTCTATGGCTGGCATGGTTAGGTCTCCAATCTCAAAATAACCGATGTTGGTATGACACACGATTTCGGTAAATATCTCACCCCAATCTGTTGGGGGCAAGGCAAGTTTTCCCCCGCAGGAGGGGCAGGTATCTTCCGCAGTCAAATTGTCAGGAATCTCGCACCCCTTCTCGCGGCAGATTACCTTGCCCCGTGTTTCTTCCGGCGGGGGAGGGGTCAGCCCGATATGTCAATCAAGAGCTTTATAAACTTACGTAGGTCTGTAACGTCCCAATCTGCTTCTTCGACCTTTGCTAATGTCATGGGTTCGTCATTCTCATCGAACAAATACCGCCCCATCCACTTCTCNAACTTGGCAATNTCCTTTTTCTCAATCAGGGTAAAAAACTGCGGGCCAAGGTTAAGGTTGTCCTCAAGGAATTCCTTATGGTCACGCAGTTTCAACGGCTTAATCTTGTACCGCTTCCCCTGAATGATATGGTAATCGCCAGTCCCTAGCATAGTAGTCAAATCAACAGGGGGATGTGCCTCCTTTTTAGCCATTTGTCAAACCCTCCTTACCGCGCCACNCGATAATCAACAGGTTTACGACCAGCACGCGGTTTCTGCATAGCCATTGTGAAACTCCAACCACCAGGGGTTTTGCTCCGAGTAGGTGGCTTAATGTCACCGGTCGGTGCTACGCTGTCAAAGATCATGGAGTCATGTTTAATGGTTCCTTCGTCCTCAGCCAATACCGCTTCACCTGCCAAAATCATCTGGAATACCGAACGGGTAGACTGTTCGGGCACTTCCATTTTGTCGCCAGTTTCAGACACGTCAAAGGCAAGAACAACCTCTTTACCAGCATCAGCAGATGCGAAGGTGAACACCGAACCTGATACTGCAAACTGCCCTGTAGTGGAAGCACTCGATGCCTTAACAAAGGGGCTATCGGCAGCATCATGCACTACAGGCACAGGGTCAGTGGCGGGAGTACCCTCTGCTGATACATCAATCGTGTAAGGTGCAGAATCAGGGATACGGCTTTCGACAATATGCCGAACAGCAACGGAACTGTTCTCAGTGAAAGTCGAACCAGTCAAAGCCGCATAGATTTTGGGATTGAACGAGTTCAGGTTGACAGTGATGTTACCCTCCTTGCCCTGCGAAAATACTAAATCCCAGTCAGAATTGCCATCTTCCAGATTGGATGTTTTTAGGTTGATTGAAGTGTCAATCGACTGTACCACTCCAAAGCCAAGGAATCTGGCATTGTCGCTATGCCGAACCAACTCAAGGTGCCCGGCTTTCTTATAAACCAGTTTTGCCATTGTGTTTTACTCACTTCCTTTCGTCGTTATTTCAGGGCGTAGAATGTGAATCTCGCCCCTACACAAACAAAACCAGTTAGGGTAGATAACTCTCCCAACTGGCCTTCAAACTCGTAAATACGATGATTGATCGTCTTGTTGTAAAGCAATTCCTGCGCCCGTGCTATGGCTCTATATGCCATGTAGTCTTGTGTTGCAGGAACGTGACAATCAATCTGCAAGACTTCGTTAGTCACGATGGGCAGTCTTGCGGTTCGTGATGGTCGAAAGTACAGGCAAAGTCGTCTTTCGTTGCTCACAAGGTTATCCCATTGNGACCGCTTCAGTATGCGTTTGACNTTCTCCACGTCGCTTAGCCCTGNGATACCCAAGATTTCATTCATTGTGGCATCTTGGACAAATAGTTTCTGCACAGCGGCCAAATCTTTTTCAGGGTTAAAACAACGGCCTCACCTGCCTTTCAGTCTTGCGTCACAACAAAAAACCTCCCCCAAGGGAAGGCTTGTAGTGCTTCTTGCCATATTTGCCGAACTCGTTGTATTCGCATCCAATCGGCGGCTCGCTGTAGGGCATGAGATGGTGGCATTGGTTTGAAACGGTCATCATCCTTTTCCTCAAGATTGATACCACCGACATTGGATGTGGAAACTACCGTTTCCCCGAATATATTGATGTACGGGCCTCTCGCGCGACTACGAATAGCATTGTCATCTGTGCGATATGGGTTCCACATTGGACTATTTTTGTAGTCCTCCAATGCAGGATTATCCCTATCCATCAGAGAACCTTTTCCGAAGACATCCATCGTCGCCCATGCGCCCCCGACCACATTCACGGCTAAGAACGTGCCTAGTGCCTCAATTTCCCCCGTTGTCAAATCTTCTCTGCCTTCGGGAGTCAGCATTTCGCTGGCGGCATAGGTCTTGTATTCCTCAGCCATCGCTAAAAGAGTAGCTACAAGATGCTTCTGTAGGGCACTTATACATGTTGCGGTGTCAAATCTTACCCCATGAGCATCACCTACTCTCTTGTGTCGGTTCCGGCCTGCACTCGAACAACACCTTCTAGCATCAACGGGTCTATGGCATTGACCATAAGGTTTTCGCCGTTTAAGACCAAACGATCTAGTACCTCCACGCCATAACTCGAAGGCAGATAGAAAATATAGCGGGATGATTCCAAAAGTCCGGGGTCGTACTGCCGCAAGGCATACGTCACAACCTGCCCAAACGCGTCTATGGTCGTGCTTGCTGGTGTCCATTTCCAGGTCACGACAAGGTTGTATTCGTCGTCCAATTCCTCTGTCCGTCTAAGCGGCGTCAAGGTAGAGTTCACCTTCGCGGCAAAGAACGCTATTGCGCCGCTTGCAACATCAAGGTTGGCTGACTGAACCAGGTACTTGTCTGTGCCAACGGAGAAGATTTCACCGCTGACCAAGTTGCTGTCAGGCAGGACTAAACCTTCCCACGAACTATCACGTATTCCAGGGTCATGCACGGCCTTGGTAGATCGCTTGAGACTCGCTTTGGTTGTAACGGTAGGATTACGTTGAATGGTGATGGTCTGTCCATGTGAATTCAAAAATTTTTCAGCATAGGTCACAACTCATCACCATCCCTGAACGCATTGCGACTTAACTTAATATTCTCTGTGACCGTAAAAATCGCCAGAACTGCGCTCATAACGACTACGCTCACCAAACAAAACCCTGCGATTTGAAGCACGCTCATGTCATCACCGCCTGTGATTGTGGACTTGGAAATGCGGAACAGTCGGCACGGTCATTGTTGACAACCTCGCTAAATAACTGTCCCGCTTGTTCCCCAAGTCAGCTTTCAACTTGTGCCAATTCACCACTAATTCCTGCGTAAAGTGCGGCCCTTGCTCTCGCTGTGGCACTCGAACTGCCATCGCATCACACAAGAGACTTGCACATTCGCATACCGCTGCCGCTTCCAAATACACTTTATCAGTGCCCGTAAGGTCGGCATAGTCGGGCACTTGGTCAATAATATTGGCTTCGGCAACCGTGATGAACTCTGGTGATTCGATTACGGTATCGGGCAAGTAGACAGAGTCCGTCCCTAACACAGAACGGACTCTTTCTTGCCATCCTTCTCCGGTTAAAATTAAATTGGCCACGGGGTTAGCCCCCTTTCCGATTACTCAAGGGTCATAATTGCAGAGGAATTCTTGAGTATTTTTCTAAAACCACTATTCTCGGAAACAGTCATGATCTCGGTTTGGTTCTTGATGAACTTGTCAACCTCGTTGATGGTAGAACCGACTTCAACGATTTCCTCAATAGCGGACTCACGGTTCAGTCCATAAAGAGCTACCTTGCCGCCGATTTTCTCGGCATACGGGCTGTAGAGCAGGGTAACATTGGACACAAAGCCTTGAGGTAAGGATACGGAAACATTCAAGCCCTTGGCTAACAGTTCGTCCATCAGGCCAGCAGTCGTAGAGGCGGGGTATAGTACCTCAAGAACCTGCAACAATCCGTCCTCATTGGATACCACGGTGTTACACGCACGGGGATAGAACTTGAGCAGGAATTTAATCCATGCAGTTCTAGTCAATGCAGTGGAGAAGGACGAATCCAAGTCACTAGCCTTATAACTGGTGGCTGCGTTGTTGTTGCCGTCACCATCTTTGATAATGGACAGGATTTCAGCGACCTTGTTGTCGGCAGCCTGTACGCCGATTTCTTGAAGGTGAATATTGAACACTTCAATGCTCATCCGGCGCAAGGCCTCATAAGATGCTTCGATTGCGCGACCATATTTATAGATGTTGATCGCGGATTCACCAAGTTTTAACTTGGCAATGGGCAGTTCAGCGGCCTCGGTTACACGCCGCATCTGAGTTGCCTTTTTGTTCTTTGCATCGTCCAGATCAAGGTATCCAGCCTTGTAAACATTGCTGTCAATCATTGTCCGAGCCGCTACAAGATACTGGAACACGGGATACTGAACCATTGCCTGAACGAGAGTTCTGGCGATATATTCAGGGAACAGTAGCTTATTCCCATCGGTGCGATAAAACGCTTCCACCTTGGAGGAAAAGATGTTTTTCTCAGGAATGTTACTTGTAACAATCCCCGCCTCTTGCATCAATCTCTCAAAAGCATCTAACTTACTACCTTCAGGAGAAGGGTCTAGCCCTTCCAAAAACATGGAAAGGGTCATAGCCTCCGAATGTGCCTGTCTATACAGGTCGGGGGTTAAATTACTCAATGCGATTTTTGCCATCTGTCTATTTCACTTCCTTTCTGTACAGCAATTAGCCGATAAATACCATAACGGGGCCGGTTACTTCGGAGCCGATGTCAATCGCTTTTGCTGTGCCAGTAGCACCAGTTGAAGCCTTTACTGCACCACTGCCATTGACCACCAAGATATTGCCATAGCTGGGCAAGCTACCGGACACGCCAGCAAACTCAGTAAATCCCTTGATTTGTACAGTTGCATAACCATC